ATAATATTTGCCATTATTCAGCCCTCCACATCTTACTAACATTACCTTTTAATATTGTAATTCCTTCATTCATTAAATACCTCCTGCAGTAGGAGCACCTTGCATGGTCTCCTCTTCTTTGATATGTTGCAATAATCTTGTAAGTAAATCATCATCTTGTTGTGCTTCTTCTGATTGTGAATATTGGATATGTATAATTGTATGCTTTTTTGGAGCACCTTCAGTTCCTGGTATATCTTCACCATTCATCATTACCATATTTTCATCTTCGGCTAATTTAAACCAATCGTCTTGTCCTTGTGGTGTCTGGTCGGCATTCCCTTGAGGTTGTTCTGGTGGTACTACTCCTTGTCCTGGCTGATATCTTCCTTGCTTAACACCTTCCATCATGGCTTGATTAAATTGTTCTTGATCTCTACGTTGCATAATATCTTTTATATTGCCAAACTCTAAATGCTCTAAGTATGTTTGAGGATCTATAATTCCTTGCTCTAAGAGTTTGTCTAATCTAGTTATTTTTCCTTCTCTTGTAAATGCTAATCCAGAACCTATTATAACTCTTACTTGATTCTGCTTGCCTATAATATATTCATTTTCTTGAATTTTCTGACCTGCTGTTACTCCTGCTTGTCCTTTTATTTTAAAGTTATTAGAATCCCCACCTTGTGCTTTAGATTGAATCATTCTAGAAACTAAGTAATGCATAGATATAAGTTCGAGTATTCCTTGTCCCAATTCAGCTAACGCACTTTCTAAGTTATCTTTTATATCTTGTAAGTTGTTAGCAGTTTGAGCTTTTAATGACTCTAATGCTACTCCAGCTTTAACTCCTTCAGGAACTTTACCTAAAAATGCGTCTTGTGTCCCTGGGATTTCTTGCAAGTAACTATTCAAGCGTTCTATTTGTCTATGTATGTCAGGTGATAAGCTAGCATGATTTACTTCTCTAAATTCAGATCCTGACTGCTTCTCTAATATCTCCCCAGTTTCGTTTGTTATTTTAGATACTCCTGCATCTTTATCGCTTATAAATCTTCCTCTATTCACCATATTGTTATATTCAACTATTTGAGATTCTAATCTGTTTAATACTTTATTTATTGGAATAATATTTTTAATATAACTTTCGCCGTAAACTTCATTTGGATTATTATCGCTAGCTACGGGCACTAGATTATATTTTGTAAATTCAGTTTCTTCGTTTCTTAATAGTTTTCCTTCATACCAGGAAGCTACCCATACTTGAACTTCATTTTTAACTAACTTTTTATACCAAGTTTCGTGAACTATCTTAGTTCCTAATTCATCGCTATCTCCGTCTACTATCTGCATTTGTTTTGATAGTAATATATTTTTAAAAGAAGAGGCTGCTTTATCTGTATCAGCTTGTACATCTTCATTTTTAACGTCGTAATGTTTATTATTTGTAATATCTTGAATAGGCACTGATGTTGCTATATCTATAAATCTGCAATTCTGTATATCTCCTGTCATAAATCCTGCAGGATCTAAAAATACATCGAATGGATCTCTTACCCAAACTTCGACTTCACCTTCTTGATTATCTAATCCTTTAGCTTCTTCATTCCATCCGTATTGAAAATAGCCTATTCCATACTTCAAGGTGTACATAGCCACATCTTTAGATAGCTTATCCATCTTTAAAAAGTAGTAATAAAAATCTAATGCTTCACTAGACTTCTGTGCATTATTTATTACATCTTCAGTTGTTGATTCAGCAGTAACATCCCATTTAGGTCTATAAGATGTCATAAAATTTCTGATCGCTCTTAGAGTAGAGTATATCTTATTTACAACTAATCGCACTTGATTCTTAGGTCTAGGAGGTGTTATTAATTCTTGAGTCTTTCTATTGTAACGAATATAGTGATTGCCTCTATAATAATGATCATATAAATACCATTGCCAATCATAAGATTGTCTAGCCTTTTTAGCGGCTTCATGCCACTTCTTAAAAGTAGCAACTAGATCATCGTCATTCTTATTTTTGAATACTTCTTCTTTATCTGAAAATGCAGTTTCCATTAATTATCTTCTTTCAAAGCTCTCAATGCTTCTTCAGGGTCTACATCTATAGGATCGAGATATATATTCTCTTTATCTTCTTTAATCTTCGGATCAATAATTGTCTTTTCTTTAAACTTAGATTCATAATACTCTTTAGTATTTCTTGTAAATAATCTTAATTCTAAATCTTTTATATGCTCATTATAAAGCCATTCTCTATAGACTATAAATCCTAGAAAAGTGAGTACGATTATAATTTCCATATTAATCCTTTCAAAAAAATCCGAAGATATAAACTTCGGTTTTTCCGTTTAAGTATTAACTATTTATTTTATTTAATTGTATAAATTGCTTATATAAAAGTCAAGTAGTTTTTGTAATTAGTTTTTAATAGTAATCACCAATTTTGTGTTCTTTAATCATACTCTTACATTATACACTATTCAGTAAAAATCGCCAAGTATATCATCGTCTAATTCTTTATTTTTACTTGTTAGTTGTTCAAATATTCTTTCTTGAAGTGTCTTAAATTTTGGAATTATACTTTCCGGCAATTCTATATTAACTGCTAAGTATTCTAATGCTGTTCTATGATGTGATGTCCAGTTATGTATCGGTTTTACTATCTCGCTTGTATTCTGTGAATTCTCATCTCTTTCAGGATAAGTGGCATTCTTAATACATTTCAACCAATGATTATTTCTTGATGTTTGATTAACTTCTATTCCTCTTTGTAATAAAACTTTAGTTTTCTCTCTTCTTACTATAAATTCATTAGATGCAGGCTTTGTCTGTACATGAATGCCAATCTTTGCTAACTCTTTTTTATTAGATGCTAGTGTAGGAGTTTGCATTGCTCTTTTCTTAACATCAGGATCTCCGTAATGTATAGCTTTTTTAAAATGCTTTACCTCTTCAAATGCTCTTATATCTTCTTCTGTGTATTCAAATTGCGAATCAATAGGCTCATTGAGTAATGGATAATAAAATTGAATTGGCTTATTTGAATTCTCATACGAATCTACAAGCCTTAACTTTCCGTTATAAGTATTTATTTGCCACCAACCTAATGCTACTCCATCTAATCCAAAATCCCATGATACAAATAAACTCCACATTGGATCATAAGGAAACTTACCTACCTCTGCTTGTTTAATTTCAGGATATACTTTTCCTTTTACTGATCCTTCCCAGTTTATCATTATCTCTCTTGCAAAGTCTTCTGTGCTTCTTCTTTCTCTTTCTTTGTCTAGCCATGATTTATCTTTCCGAGGATCTAAGTAATATGGCAAAGTAATTACTTTTATTTTTTCATGTTCTTCTCCGAATCTTAATCTCTTTGCCTTTGTGTTAGGTCTGATAGCAGGAGTAGTCAATGCTATTCTACAATTTGTTGTATCAGCAGTAGATCCCCATGCTGCTGAATTACCGCACCAAGAAGCAACACCATTTCTTCTAACATAAAGAGTATGATATGGAGTTGTAACACAATATGCTTTCTCGTTATATTTAATAATTTCTCTTTTTAACGCAGTGATATGGGCATTTTGTTTAAATCCGATATTAACAACATATAAATTAGCCCATTTTGGATGTTTAATCGTATGATCGACTTTTGTTATCGAACCACGCATACCTATTTTCTGAGCAATCTCTTGGACTTGTCCAGCTAATTTATATGAAGTTGTAGCGTAAGAAATCTTATCAACTCTATTTTTCCTTTTATGCTCACAGCCATCACCCTTGATTAAAGAGTCAAACAACGATTCTAACAATACCTTATTAGCATTAAGATACTCTCGGGGGATATATTTATTATTTGCTTTTCCTAAGCATATAAGTTCGTTCCACGCTTTAGTTGGCAAAAAACCTTTACTTATTTGAAACTCACTATTGTTATAATAGCGAATTTTTATCCCCATCCTGCGTAAAAGTGCCTCAATCTGTTTATAATTTTCTATATTTACAGTTTTTCTTTGAGATATATTTATTCTTCTATTACTTGGTTTGTTACTAAAACAACCCTTTGAGATATACCAACCTAAAAATTCTAACCAATCTTTAGCCTCGAATCCATGTATTATTTTTGGGTTATCACCTCCTATATACTCTGATACCAATGGAATAAAATCGTGATTCTGTTTTATTAGTTTATCGGCTCTCTTGAAATACAGCTTACTTGTGGGACTTTTATCTGCAAATATCCTCTTTCCTGTCCAATATCTTTTTTTGACTAACATCTTGTGATTAGATGTAACCATTATATCTACTGACTTACTCTTAAAGTGTATTAGTTTTTTAGCATATACTTCTTGTTTATTAATAATAGGCATTAGTTCTGCCTCTTCTGTCTCGGGATTCATTGAATAAACTAAGTCATTCAAACCAACTTTAGCTACTAATTTCCAACCATCTTTAGTTAATATTTC